CGGGGTGACTATGTCACCTCTAAACCCATCGACACCGCAGCTCTCTCGGAACCCACCGGGTCCCGAAAAGGACTTATCGTTGTTCACTTTAAGTCCGAGGGCTTCGAGCACCTTCTTCAACATACCTATACTTTCGACGGGGGCGATAATATCGTCCCCGAAGACTCGTATCTGGTTGTACAGGGATTCTATGTCACGTTCACGAACCTTTACCCTGTTCGGGTACTGGGTGAACAGACGTTGGGCTATTACAACACCCACCGCCATAATGGCATAGCATATCGACTGAACCGGAAAGGTCACAGCCGAACCCATAGGGGCAAACTTCTTCAGCTTTATGTTAAAGCGTCGGTTTTTGCCTTTGTAGGTCAACCACCTAGTTCTGCAGGCATGTAGGCGCTCCAAGATCGTAATATTCGATCGAAAGATGCGCTCTACTACCCAGCATGATAGGCGGTCTGATGCCGATGAGAGATCGATAGTACCCGCTTCTCCTGAATAGGAGGCGTGGAGTGCCATCTTTCCGCTCAAATCCTGATCTCGGAATGAGATCATAGAGCCTAAATCCACCTCTGTAAAGAGGCGGAGCTCAAGCTGCTCTTTGACGAGCTGCTGGATCCACTGATGCGCTATTGGTTCTGCGGCGATTAACCGCGGACCCTTTTGCGTTTTAGGGACGGCAATCAGTCTAGAACCCGGCTCATGAGAGCTAAGTTCAGGATGATCTTCAGCCGTTATGCCAACCCCTAATGCGGGGTCAGCATAATAGTCTGATGGGAAAATCCCTGCCAGTTTCCTGGGCCAGTGCTGGAACAGGTACTTATCAAGGTACTTGTTCCCTTCACTGACTGCACCAGGTCCATGCTTCGGTAGTTCGGGTTCCCTCTCTTGATGGAGGTCACCGAACTGAGGCCCGATTATATCAGCAACCTGCTGAATACAGTCGAGCACGCGAGCCATCTCATTTAGTTCTGAGATGTCAGCGTAGGACTCCACTTGATCTGCCCACAGCCCTTCCATATCCATTTGACTGGATTCTGGGGGGCAGTAAGCGCTAACCGGCCTGGGTCCAACGGACTTTGGTCGGATCGCGTCGCCAAGCACGAGGTGTCGCAACCTTGCAACATCCCAGCTAGAGCGAGGATCAAGTAGCACATCCTCGTCCCACGGTAACGTGGGACTTGGAATAGTTCTCTCCACTTCAAGGAAAGCACTAAGCTCAAATTGAAGGCTCCCTTCTGAGAATGGTAGGCGGAGTTTCTTCGCCCCCATCACCAGGGTCCTGAAGGCAAGTATTGCCCCAGGATTGGGAGATTGCCGAAGCATTCCCTCACGATCAAAAGCTTGTAGATACAGATCCCTCAGAAATGAGGGAACCTGCATCCCCGTTTTCGATCTAACTCGACCGAGATAGATTTTAGACGGAGTGTACTGGCCTTGATCCAAGCACCGATCAAAGTGCTTGCCGAGGGCTGGAAGATCAAGGGTAAGAATTCTCAAACCCTTCGTCTCCAGTTCATGAACGAGGCGCGAGTTGTCTCGCTCCCATTCACTACCTGACAGGTATGCCCAACGGATGTCTTTAAACATCGCGTTGATGTACCCTGTGAGGTGACTTACCAGGCTATTCTGAACAGTTCTCATTGGATTGTTCTCCTAGCGCTGGACGCCTACCTCCATTTACATGGGGTATTGTCCGTTAGGACTCCCAACCGACGATCGCGGCGACGTTTGTGGTACTGAACGAGTTCAGTCCCTTTTCAATGTCGACGACAGTCAGAGGATCGACACCACGAGGACACCGAACGACATGGTAGGACTGATTAATGACGGGATTACCGTCAACGTCCCACGTAGTCTGTTTGAGGTCGATGTTGTGTCTTTCCATCTGGCCCTTACC